CGGCGTGGAGGTAGTCAGGCGCAAGTCATTTGCCGAGGTCATTCAGGCGAAGGGATTCCCGAACTTCCTGCGGCGGTTCTGCTGTTCGGAGTTGAAGGAATACAAGATACTCGACCAAAGCGTGCAAGGCATCCGACGCTGTGAATCGACCAAGCGTGCAAAGCGGTACAAGGAGCCTACGGTGTGCCGGTTGTACGGCTCGAAGAAACAGCACGTCGAAGTGTTCCTGCCCATCCTTTGGTGGACTGACAAGGACGTGGCCGACTTCATCCGGCAGCGCGGCATCAAGTGCCATTCGCTGTACTACGACGAGACGGGCGAGTTCAATCCCAAGTGTCGGCTCGGTTGCATGGGCTTTTTCGACGACAAATACACATTTGAAATTTTTGAGCCATAGAAAATTTTTAGCAAAATGTTGACTGTTATTCAATAATTTATGTATTTTTGCAACGGATAACTTGAGATAAGAAATGAATTTCGTTCTTACGGTTCTGGCGGCTTACGGTCAAAGCCGCCCCTCTCATGAGGATATGGAGATGCCACCTGCGGCGGTAGTGATAAAGCAGGCTTCGCCCTCCAGCTCGGATTCTTCGCCGATTGTGGCACGCCCGACCAGTGGCTTGATGAGATATTTGACAAAGAGAAAAATCAGGTATGCGATAGGTATCGTCTATGGCACGCTCAATGTTTCTGAAATGATGTGGAATTTCAAGACGACATTCGAGTATTACGATGGCAATAAAACCAAGAAAGTATTTCTCAGCGAGCCTGTATGTGCTCTCAAGCACGAAGACATCAAATACTTCCCTTTTGGGTGGAAACTGATGATTAACGGCGAAGAATACACCGTAATGGGCGACGAAATACATCTCACTGGTCTCAGCAATACTAACGTATGGTAAGATAAATCATTATAAACAACACACACTATGAACATTAACGGAGGATTTTTCTCGGACACGGAGGGCGACGCGTTGAGGGAGATGCAGAAGATGGTGAAGTGCAAGGTCGGTGACTACGCACATATAACATAATAAACATTGACAAGGGTATGATACAGCTTGATACGATATACAACGAGGATTGCCTGGAGGGGATGAAACGCATCCCCGACGGGAGTGTGGATTGCATCATCTGCGACTTGCCGTATGGGACGACTGCTAACAAGTGGGACAGCGTGATACCGCTCGACCTGCTATGGGCTGAGTACAAACGCATCGTGAAGAAAGGTGCGCCCATCGTGCTCTTCGCTCAATGCCCATTCGACAAAATCCTCGGATGCAGCAACCTCGATTGGTTGAAGTACGAATGGATATGGATGAAGGAGAACGGCACGGGCGGACTGAACGCGAACCATCAGCCGTTGAAGGAACACGAGAACATCCTCGTCTTCAGCGAATATTCGGCATCGCCAACAGGTCAGCCAATGACGTATAATCCGCAGTACGAAGCCGGACAGCCGTACACAATCAAACGTGCTCCGAAGACATCCGACAACTACAACGTGGCGGCAGGTGGTACATTCGTCAACGATGGCAAACGCTATCCGAAGTCAATCATCTACTTTCAGCGTGACCCAGACGGCTTTCACCCCACCCAAAAGCCCGTTGACCTGTTGCGCTATCTCGTTCTGACCTACACCAACGAGGGCGACACCATCCTCGACAACTGTTCTGGAAGTGGAACAACTGCGGTGGCGTGTGTAAAAGAGAAAAGGCATTTTATCTGCTTTGAGAAAGATGAAACCTATTGGAAGAAATCGGTTGAGAGAGTGAAAAATGAGTATCAACAATTAACTTTGTTTTAGCATGAAACATATAGATTTGGCAGGACAAAGATACGGCAAATTGGCAGTTCTATCGCAATTACCCAAAGAAGGTAGATATTACAGATATTTGTGCAAGTGTGATTGTGGTAATACTGTTGAAGTTCGGGCTGAAAATCTTAGGAGCGGTAAAGTAAAAAGTTGCGGATGCCTAAAAAATGCACCTGCAAAGAATAAAAATCCAGACCGGAAAGATGCTATTCTTCGCAGGGAGTATTCACACCTTAAAAAACGTAATAGAAAGTTTACTGATTACGATAACGTAATTAGTTATGATGAATACAAATCCATCGTTAATTCACCTTGCAATTTTTGTGGTTGTGTAGGTTCTCGTTCAATAAACGACAGGTTGAGGGCAAGACAAAGAACACACATTTGTTCTGATGAGGTAATACACATAAATGGGATTGATAGGATTGATTCATCGAAAGGTTATATAAGTGGAAATTGTATATCGTGTTGTACGACTTGCAACTATGCAAAGAACACTATGTCAATAGAACAATTTAAAACATGGATTAAAAAAGTATATGAGCACTATTGTAAATAGCACGACCGCCATCGCCTGCATCAAGGAGAAACGCCACTACATCGGCTTCGAGCTCAACAAGGAATACTTCGACAAGGCTCAGGAGCGTATCAAGGCAGAACAGGCACAACTGAAAATATTTTAACTCAAATATATACACTATGGCAAAACAGATTAAGAAACTCGAAGACCTAACGCCCGACAGCAACAACTTCAACCGACACACCGAGTTCGGCAGCAAGCTGCTCGAGGACAGCCTCCGCAAGTTCGGGGAAGTTACCAATCATGAAGACAAAGGGGAAATTAAATCCCTTTCGCCTCAAATGCAGCAAGTTTTTCAAAACCTAAAACCGAGTGACACGGGATTTCAACATGTTTTGTTGAGGATAGAGGGAAGGGAAAGTGGTTTTGGTCAATGTATTTATCAGCCACATCTTATTTGTCCCACAATCACCACGGGAAGAAATACAAGCATTTTGGCAGAATACCCGCGTCGTATTTTGAGAGATGAAGTTTGTAAATGCGGCACATATCCGCAGGACTATCTTTGCGAAAGCGATAGAAAATTAGAATGGCTTATCGGCATGAGCGTGCCGCCCGTGATGACGGCGCAAATCAGCAACCAAATTTATTTGCAATGGCTTTCAAAAATCATTAACCATGAATAGAGACACAATCGCATCGAAGGTCGGCAGGCCGCCGAAGTTCAAGACACCCCTCGAGTTGGCAAAGGTCGCCGACGCATATTTTGAAAGCTGCGACAACAATCCGATAGAGGTAAGCGCAAAAAAGACCGTCGGCAGCGAACAATCCGCAAAGAACGGCAGCAAAGCCAAAGCACTCGAATATAAAGAGACCGTCCCGACTCCCTACACCATAGAGGACTTCTGCGACTTCGCTAACATATCGAATTGGACGGTATTCAAGCAGTCCGATACAGCACAACAGCCCGAATATTTTAGTATCATACACGCGATAGAACTCCGCATCCGCGGTCAACAGATACGCGGTTCTCTCGTCGGACTATACAACGCCAATCTCACGGCACGCATCAATGGCATAGCGGAGAAGACCGAATCAAAGACCGAGATGAAGCAGGACATCACCGTCAAAGACGAGACGGCGGGCATGACATTCGAGCAGAAGAAGCGTCTTGCCGACCTGCTGGAGGACATCGAACACGAGAGATATATGGAGCAGCATTATGGCAAAGACTACGAGACCGACACAACCGACTGAGATATGCGACCACTGCGCGCTGGCTACGTGGGACACCAAGCCCATCAATACGGCCAAGGACGGCTCGTACATCGGTCTGCGCTGTCCACACCAGCAGTGGCTCATCATCAGAGGCACGAAGGCGTGCGACAAATTCAAAGTGAGATGAACGACTTCAAGAAGCAATGGAATGACACCTGCAAGGCGGCAGGACTGACGGCGATAGGCAAGGACACAGCCGCCAAGCTGCTCGCTATCGTCTTTGTCCTCGGTGGCGATCGTGAGGCGTTCACACACAACGAGAAACTGAAAGCCGACATCGGCTACATCCAAGAAGTGTACGGATTTCAAGGATGCAACACTCCAAATCAAGAAGTCGCCGAGCTATTGAAATCCTACGTCAAGGAACTCGAGGCAAGCGACAGCATCCCTCAATGGGCGACGAAACTGATGCAAGAACAATACGGAATAAAACTATAATGGAAATATCTGAGGCAGGACGAAAGGCCGTAAGGCAGGAGATGGCGCGCTGTGTGTACGAGAACTTCGTGCGCTACATGAAGCCCGACTATGACGCGACACAGATACACCGCGTCCTCATCAGGCTACTCGACATGTTCGCTCACGGAGCGATACGCAAGATGATAATATCACTACCACCTCAGACAGGTAAAAGCGAGCTGTCATCTCGTATGCTCCCGTCCTTCATGCTCGGCCTCGATCCCGACACCAAGATAGGCGTCGGCTCGTACGCCGCCACCATAGCGAAGGACTTCAACCGTGACGTCCAGCGCATCATCGACACCGACGAATACCGCGAGCTCTTCCCAGACACATACCTATCAGGCTCCAACGTCGTCACGATGTCGAACAACTACCTCCGCAACAGCGACGTGATAGAGATGGTCGGACACCGTGGCTCGCTGCGTGTCGTAGGCAGAGGCGGCTCGCTAACATCAAAGACCATCGACGTGATGATACTCGACGACGTCTACAAGGACTATGCCGAAGGCAACTCGCCTGTGGTGCGCGAGGCGGCGTGGAAGTGGTACACCACCGTAGTGCGCACACGTCTCCACAACGACAGCCAGGAACTCATCGTATTCACACGCTGGCACGAGGACGACCTCATCGGACGCATCATGCAGTCAGGCGAGCAGGTGATAGACGTCACCAGCTGGGATGACGTGAAGGATGTCCCTCACAGCGCATGGGTGCGCATCAACTTCGAGGCCATCAAGACAGGCGATCCGACGGAGCTCGACCCGCGACAGAAAGGCGAGGCACTGTGGCCCGCACGTCACTCGTTACAGAAGCTCACCGAGGCGAGAGACCTCGACCCCGTCCAGTTCAACTGCCTCTATCAGGGCAATCCAGGCGGAGCCGAAGGCCGACTATACGCCCATCCGTTCAAGACATACGTTGAGAAGTCCGACTACGG